TAAATAAAAATAAGACTGATATTTCGTTCGTTGATTATGGTATAGTATCTTCGACCTATATTGGCAAAGATGAAAACCTATATGCGAACATTCGCAGGACTATGAATCATGGTCGCGTATTGCATTGTACTTATAAAGTGCCAAGTGGCATAGAATTAACTCAACATGCTGACATAAATATAGATAGTAATTTTGAATTAATGGTATCCACCGAATCCCCATATAAGAAGCAATTAAAAACATTCAAACGTAAAATGACAACTACAAAAATATTTAGTAATTAAAATAATGATTAGGCAGACAATCATCAAAACAAGAAAAGAGCAAGGCCAAACACAGGGTGGCCTTGCCTTAAAAGTGGGCGTTCGTCGGGCAACAATTTCAGATTTTGAAACTGGCAAGACTGGCATAAGTAGTATGACCATTGACAGAATATTTGAAGTATTGAATATTAAATTAGTAACTTTGTAGTTACATAACGAAAGTAAAATGAGTTGGGAAGTTGAAAATAAAGAATGGGATTTGTTCGGAGAAAAAACAAAACCAGAACCTGATGTAAAAAAATCACATAGGAGGTCAACAGCATGTACAGTCAGAACAGATAAACATTTGTACAGACGGGCATACTCTGAAACTCAGCTGATGGATCAAACCGGGTTTGACTTTAAAGATGGTGAAAGTTATCACTGTATTACGGGCGGTGACATAGATAGCCTAAGTTATTTGAAGTTGATTTTAAGGCAGCAGGATTTAGATTATTGCCTATTTTCGACTTGGGTAATGGCAGCAGAAGATATTTTGTTTTTTGATGAAATGTTAACCAATGGAAGGATCAAAAAATTAGATGCTTACATGGGTGAAGTGTTCCCGAATAGCTATGTAATTGAATATGAAATGTTACAAGATATTTTTAAAAAACATAATTGTGGCAGGATAGCAGTATTTAGAAATCATTCTAAAATTTATGCTGGTTATGGCAAAAAGTTTAAATTTGGAGTAGAGACAAGCGCGAACATAAATACAAATCCAAGATGTGAAAATGGATGCATTACAATAGGAAGCGGGATTTTTGAGTTTTACAAGGAGTATTTTGATGGTATTAATTCAATAGACTAACAACGAGGAAACAACGTGGCTAACCCGGAAAACATAGTAGGTAAAGGATTTGATAAGCATCCAGAAAATATTAATAGGAAAGGCCGCCCAAGAATGCCCGACCTACCCGAAGCAATAGCCAAAATATTGAATGAAGAAAAGGACGGCAAGACAGCACTGGAGGCTATACTATCAGCACTCAGGGCAAAGGCGGCAAAGGGTGATGCTAGATGCGCTCAAGAATTATTTGACCGTGGATATGGTAAGGCGTCACAATTGATTATAAATGAAGAGAAAAACAAATTAGTCAGGGTAGAAATATACAGAATCAAGCCAGATGGAAAGGAGTGAAAAGATAGGACTTCTTCCAACTCAGGAAGATTTCTTTTTCAGTGATGCCACACATTCAGCCTATGTAGGTGGGTTCGGTTCCGGTAAATCCTATGTCGGAATACTCAAAACCATTGCAAAGAAATTAGAAAATCCTGAGTATGCAGTAGCTTACTACCTGCCTACATATTCACTAGTTAAAGATATAGCCTTTCCAAAGTTTACCGAAATACTAGATAAACTTGGAGTTAAGCACACATTAAACAAATCCGATAAAGAGATACTGATACCGGGATATAATAAGATAATCCTTCGAACAATGGATAACCCGGAGACTATCATTGGTTATGAGGTTGCTTATTCATGTATTGATGAAGCCGATGTATTGCCAATGTCAAAGATGAATGATGCGTTTGTGAAGATCATAGCCAGAAACCGGGCTGTATTGAGTGATGGAGGTACTAACTGTATTAGTGTAGTCTCAACTCCAGAGGGCTTTGGATGGTTGTATAATTTCTTTGTAAAGAATAAGAGTGCAAACCGTGAACTATTCAAGGCCAGGACCAGCGAAAACCCTTTCCTGCCTGCCGGATACATAGCAACATTAACGGAAAGCTATACAGAATCACAACTCAAAGCCTACCTTAACGGCGAATTTGTTAACCTTACCAGCGGTTCCGTTTACTCAGATTACGACCGTAAGCAATTGCATTCCAATAGAACAATTCAGAAACATGATAAACTCCATATTGGAATGGACTTCAATATTACAAACATGAACGCGGTCATAAATGTGATTGATGGCAATATCAAGATTGCAGTAGATGAGATAACGCACGCTTATGATACCATGCAGATGATCAGGATAATTAACGACAAATACCCTGATCATGCTATCATAGTTTATCCCGATGCAAGCGGGCGCAATAGGTCAACAAGTGGCAAGTCTGATATTAGGTTGCTAATGGATGAAGGGTACACGGTACGCGCACCGAATAAAAATCCATTTGTTCGGGATCGGGTCAATTCGTTAAACAAAATGTTTAGAGATAAGACATATTTAGTCAATTCTCATAATTGCCCGGAGTACACTGAGGCACTGGAAAAGATTGCATACAATAAGAACGAACCCGATAAACAAAGCGGGTTTGATCATATTACTGACGCTGGAGGCTACTTCGCTTACATTGTTGGGATTACAAGTTTTACAATTTAAAATAAATACATATGGAAAATGGAATCATTGACATTGATGGATATGTAGTAAAATCAAAAGATTGTACACTGAAAAATGTATCTGCTGAATCATTGCAGGGATACACTGTAAACGGTAAAGACATTAATAATCCTGACGGTACTTTTTTTGCCGAAGTTGTTGGATTTTGTAAAATTGGAGACAAACAATACTTATTTAAATCACCTGAATAGGCACCCCATTAAAAAATAAACACCCCTCACTATTCAGTTTTGTTGTATCTTTACGCCAATTTCTTAAACAAAAGGCGTGAATATAATAAAACAGTATCTATTAAAACACGACTTTATCAGAACTAAATCTGATCAGAGGGTGTTCACTTCCTTCCTATCTGGGAACTATTCAAGTACGTACGGGACAAATGAGGTCAGCGATAAAGAGCTTATTGAGAACTTCGATACCATCCCGGATTTATTCATAATCACCAATTTCCTAGCCAAACGTATTTCCAAGATACCCGTTAAAGTGGTAAGGCCATCCGGTAGAGATGCGCCCAATTCTGAATTGTGGCAACTGATAGAAAAACCCAATTACTACCAGACATGGAAAGAATTTATCAAAACCGATTACGGATTTTACAACGTATTGGGTAATTCTTATATGTATGGGATTAAGGCAATCGGGTTTGACGGCATGATAACAAGTGTATTCAATTTGCCGGCTGATCGGATGTCTATTAAGTTAGGAAATAATAAAGACCTACCTGCCTGGCAAAATGAAATTATAGGTTATCAAATGGACCTGAACGGTGCCAAATACAACATGAGTGCTGATGAGGTATTGCATAACAAATTCTTTACCCTTCGATACGACTCAGGGAACTGGGCATATGGGATTTCTAAATATGTACCGGGTGACAAGATCAACCGTGAACTAAAAGCCATTTATGATGCCAAGACCAGTATCATTGAAAAGCGTGGCGCAATGGGTATCCTATCTAATGAATCAGAAATACCTGACGCTGAGCAGTCAAGGCAGGTGCAGAATAAATTGGCAGAATATGGACTATCTGGCAATCAGAAAAAGATAATCGTTACAACTCAGAAGTTAACCTGGCAGCAGATGAGCCTGAACATTCAGGAATTGCAACTTATCGAAAATGCAAAATATTCCTTTGATCGCTTATGCCAGATGTCAGAGTTTGACCCGGTGATATTCTCAACCGATGGCAGCACGTTTGCCAATAAAGCCGAGGCCATAAAAGACCTTTACAAGAACGTCATCAAAGGAGATGTTGATACGCTTTATGAAAGTATCAACGGCTGGATCAGTGAAGGCTACGGTGGAGATAAAATAGTTCCGGACTGGGATAAGGTACAGGAATTGGAATCAGATAAAAAGGTTTATACCGATATGCTGACCAAACAAATCGAGTCAGCTATCATAACACCATTGAAGGCCAATGAGATTTTATACGGTGAAGGTAATTATGATAGCGATAACCCGCCACCGGATGAGTATTTTTCAAAAGGAATTAAAAAAGTGAACGAACCGGAGCCGGTTGAAGAGATTGTGGATCCGGCATTGGTTGCTGAATTAAATACAGAAGATAATGGATAAACAAAACAAGACACTAGAATTAAAAGTAGCAGATATTGACGGAAAGCAACGTATGGTTAAATTTTACTACGGGGCTTTTGATAACGTTGACAATGATGGTGATGTACTCCATAAAGGCGCAACGACAAAAACCACAAAAGAGCAAGGGCCAGAAGGCAAGGCGATGATACGCCACTATATTAACCATGAATTTAAAAGCAATCCAGCTGCCTTACCTATTGGATTGATTAAAGAAATGGGAGAGGATGAATCCGGCCCCTGGGTATGGTCTAAAATGGCAAGAACTGCAACAGCAAATGATGTTTACACAATGTATGAAGATGGAATCATAAACCATCATTCAATGGGATTCATACCAACTAAATCGAGAAAGAATGATACAGGTATTGATATTTTAGAACTAAAACTCTTTGAGGTATCAACAATAACAACGTGGGCCGCAAATGAAAAGACGCCCACAATAGATGTAAAAGAACAAAAAGAAGCCGTCGTAAAAGACACTTTAAATACATTTGAATCACTTTTGCTGGAGCCGTCTTTCTACACTCGACAGGAAAAAGCCGATTTACACTCACTTTATCAGTTAATAAACTTTTAAAAAAATTAGTAATAATGGCAGAAGACAAATTAACAGGGGATAATTTGCAGACCCCGGAGCTACTCGCAGCCGCAATAAATGCGAAGTTTGCAGAGTACAACGTATTAATGCAAAAAGCCGTTTCCAAAGACGAATGGGCGCGGATGGTGATGGACCAAAAGGATTTACTTGGTAAGATACTGGTAAGCACTGAGGCCGAAGTTAAAATGAAAGAAGAACTTAAGAAACTGCACGAAGCGTCAAAGATTCAAGGCGAAACAATGGCCAAATTGATGCAGACATTTAAGCCAACTGAACAGCACAAAACATTTGGATCAGTACTGGATGATGGGTTGAGTACAAAAGAGTTCAAAGATTTTGCAGATGGTAAAACATCAAAGGCAATATTTAGTTTTGAAACTAAGGACATTGACTTCACAACT